CTTTTCTGGGAACTAGCATATAAGTTATGTATTTAACCTCAGGGGAAGAGTAGTACCGGAAGCAGAGACTAGCCAGAAGAGGCTTGAAAGCAGAGATTTGGTTAGTCTGGCAAATTTTCCCCAAGTTGCGAGAGCAAATAATGATTAAGAAACCAAGCATCGACTAGGTCATCAAAAGGCTTCGGAACTTTTTTAACCTCACCAATTTCACTTACACAATATTTATATAGAGGACTGTTAGCTAACTCAGGTGACTCACAAACATTATTTAAGAATGCCATCCAAAGAGCTAACTTATTCATATTCCCTTTACCGGCATGTTTCTTAATTGTAGTCGGTGCAACGGTCATTAATTTTTTGACATCGAGTCTAGCAATCATTTGCTCTTTAAGTATTGCAGCTCCTGCTGCCATATCGATAATATTATTAGTTCCCATCTTAGATCCGTAAGAAGAACCTTCGAAAGCAATGTAATAATCTTCTGTGGTTTGTGTAATACCTGTGATTAATTTAATAAGATGGTCTGCTGTAGTCTTGTATCTTATTATCTTAGCGAATTCGTTTTTAGAATAATCTCCTACTGAAGCTTTCCAATCAGGTTGATGTATTAATGAAACATCTGAGAATGTCTCTATTTCTTCTTGTCTTCGCTGTTCAGCTTTTGTACCTGAATTAGGTTTAAGATATGAGATAAAGTGATACCTGTTCGTACTAGATTGCCAGATACAAATACCAGGGGAATTAAGCGAGAAGTCAACTGTAACTAAATTCAATTTAGATTCTTTTACCCATTGCAGCACCTAGGGCAGCGCCAACTAAACGGGAAGTTAATAAATCGTAGAAAATACCTTTTTGAATACCAAGTACTTTAGCAATAACTTTACCAACAGATTTACCTAAAGCAAATCCTGCTAAACCACCAAAGATAGAACCTAAAAGTCCTTCATTTACAAAAGCTTCTTCTAGTCTGTCTAATTCAAAAGTACCATCTTCTTTTTGGTATTGTTGTACAAATTGCTCTAATGCATAATCAACTTTATCTTCTAAATCTTGAGTCCACTCTTGTTGAAGGCCTTCTTGTAAAAGCTTCATATCCGTATCAGTCAGCTTTTGCTCAACTAAGTATTCGTTAAATGTTTTAGTATCTTTCATAGTTTATATATCTTTTATTCTATTTCTAATCTCAGGTCTAGTTTGTTGTAAACAAAACTACATTCAAAAGTACTGAAATCAGATACATTTTCTGCCATGTTTAAATTTAACTCATTAATTGAGTTCATAATAATACCATTGAATTCCATATAGGCTACTGAAGCTCCCTCGGCATCTAAAATTCTTAGAGTCATAGGTTCAATATAAGCCTGTTTTGTCGATCTAGCATAGTAATATAATAGAGTGTCCATCATAATCCAGTAATTAATGAAACCATCTAATAACTGAAATGTGACTGTAAACTCTCTAGTAATTGTATTTTGAATTGGTACTGCACCTCTATGGTTTCTTACGGTACCATCATTATCTGATTGAGTAATTGGTTCGAAAGCTACACCTGGAATATTAAGACCTTGGATAGAATAGTTAACAAAATCAATCGGCTCTGCTAAAAGTCCACCTGGAACTCTATTCAAATACTTCTTGTATTTCTCAGCTACTTCCTCAGGAATAAACTTTCTAGGGAATCTAAAATCGTATGCGTTATTTCTGCTATTTAAAATCATTATCCAATAGTAAATTTACCTTTAGTAATCATAGTCTCTTCGGTCCCATTATCAATGCTAATATAGAAAGCGTCAGTCTTCATACCTCTAATACTTGTCGCGTTAGCTTCATTAATAGTAAACAGAACTTCACCTAAGCCCATATCAATATCTTTATTATAGACATGGTTAAATTTTAATTTTTGTTTACCGTCATTAAATGTAAGTATAACTCTTTCTGCATTCTCAAATGAAATCATATCAAAATCATCTCCTCTTTTCTTAGCAATAGCAAATTTATAGTAAGATGCAAAAGGAGGAATACTAATAGATAAATCACCTTCATTTACAAAATCAGTTGTATCGAATTCTTCAACCTCTTTTGTAATTGGATTATCACCAGCACCGACTAAATTTACTTTTGCAGAACTAGCAATTACATTATGTCTTTCAACAAATGCGGGTACTGTTTTTACTGATCTTGGTAGATTGTCAGTAATAAAACCTGAGATAACTTTATTAGTAGCAAGGCTAGGCAGTATATTGTAAACCTCAGTTAATATATTTGGGTTATCAATTTTTAAAGCACTTAACTTCTTACCATATCTAGCAGCTTGGTCTATTGTTAAACTTGCTCTTTTTACAATCTGTGTATTATCTGTTTGATTGTAAATTCTCATTGTTACTTCAATCGAGAAGTTAACAGCAATATTAGCTTGGTTAATTACAGGTCTAAATTTTATTGGATCGTTAAAACTCTCGTATTGTGTAAATTGACTAGTATAAGATTTTACTTGAGCAGTTCCTATTTGCTCAAATACATCTACGTCATACATAACCACAATATCATCTGCTGACGTTTGAATTCTATTTAATATATGTCCCTCAAAATTATTGATTGAATTGTCTTTCTCTCCGTAAATATTAAAGTAATCCCCGTCTTCCGCATCTTCAACTACAACTGTGAAATCAGCATATTCATCTTCTCTAGAGACTGTAAACTTATTCTCTTCTGCAGTATAAACATAGTCGAAACCTTCGATAGTTCTTAATTGATCTAGAAGTGCAAATCTAATCCCGTAATTAGCAGTTAGGTCTAAGTCACTTGAACCTGGAGATCCATTTCCGTAAAACCTATCATTAAATTCTGAATTCTGATTTACAATAGTAGGTATTTTTAAATTAATATATTTAGACCAAAGTGTCTCTCCTAAAATAAATGGTTTAGGATTTGAAAACTCATAGTTACTTTGGTTTAAATAAACCAACTGAGTCAAAAAGTTATTAATACCACTTGTTCTTCTAGAAGTAACTTCAAATAAGAAACCCTCATATCCTCTTGCAGAAAAACTAAAACCTGATTTTAAATGCAGTCTAATACTATCGTATAAAATATAGTTAATATTTTGAGTTGCTTCTGTTTGATAATTTAATAAATCAGCCTCATTACCACCTTGCCATTCAAAACTATTATTAATATAGTTATGCATATCATAATCTCCGGTTGAGTCGTAACCTAAAAGAGCATACTTTGTAGTATCTGATGGTCCAGGAGTTTTAATTGCATGGTATCTTCCAATTGTCTGGTTAATATCATTTCCTGTTGCTTCATCTGGTGATGCAAAAAGAGGATTAGCTCTAGTATCTACAATTATTTTACCACCCTTTAGTCCTGGATAGCTGTAAGAAATTTTACCATTTACATTTGGAGTAAATTGTCCAATATTAGTAACTGGAGAATAAGTGTAAATACCTAATTGACCAGAGATAGAAAAATCAGCTGGATTAGGTAGAGCACTCAAATCAAATTTGTAAGTCTTACCATTTTGCAGAAGTAGAGTTCTAGCCGCGAAGTTTTCTACAGCAATATAACCACTCATAACAGTAACATCAAAGTTCACTACCGCAGAACCTAATTCATTAATTAAGTGTCTAGCTTGATACGGATCTTGATCTACTGTATCTAAAAACATTACCTCGCTACCGTTATCATCTACTTCAATCTTGTACTTTTCCAAGTCACCTTGATCGTGGTAGATAAACTCTAACAGGATGTCTTCGTCTATTCTAAAATATCTACTTGATTGCGCCATTTAAAATCTTAAAAATTTAGGTGACCAATAAAGACCGATCCCAATTGAAGGGCCTGTACTAATCACTTGGTTATTGTTTAAATTAATACCATAACCTACACCAAGACCAATACCCCAACCAGCTTTTTTCTCTGATCTTCTATTTAGTCTAGTATTAACTAGGTTGATATTTTCAATATCTTTAATCTCTAAGCCAGGATACGTCGTTGACAGTTTTAATCTATCTGCACCATCTTCTCCTTCTTCAATTGCAGCCATTAAGCTTAGAGTTTGTTTTAACTCAAATTTAGTATCTAATACCGTAAATTTACCAAAGTCATATTTAACAGTGGAATATCCAGTTAAGAATCTTGAGTTTCCATTTCCGAAATCTCTACTAGACTCGAAATTAATTTTTGATGTAGTTGTATCTACTACCTCCGTTGACGTTGCAACGTCTAGGCTATCTGTAATTTCTAATTCTGCAGAAATCAGCGAGTTAACCTTCTTCAAGTCTTTATTTAACGCAAGAGCCTTTTGGTATCTTTTAGTTAAATTAGCTTGACTATTCTGTAAGTTAGATAAATCAAATTCAAAAGATCTAATTTGAGCTAACTGGTCTCCGTTATCATTTCTTAAAACAGTAACTGAATCTTGAGCTGCTTTAAAATTATTAAGATTTCTATCAGCATCTTGTTGTGCTAATTTTACATCTTGTTTTAAATTCTCAATACTATTACATTGTTTAAGAAATAATAAACACAGAAGAGCTCCCGCAACGAAAGTTACCAGAGTTCTATTTGCTAATATATTTTTTATTTTGTCGTTCATATATTTTATATTAATCTTATCAGTTATTTTGACCATAAGGGCTTGGACTCGTTACACTATTACCGTCTTGCAGTATCTGGACGTTCCCTACATTACCCATCGTCAATGTACCAGTATATGTAACATTACCTGTTCTAGCATTAGAATTACTTCCAGTATTTCCATTAACTACTAAATTCAAGGTACCAGTATCAGTTGTACCATTGTAACTTAACGGGTTAGAACTAGCCCATGTAACAAAATTAGGAATAGAAAAATCAGACTGTGCTATAGTATTACTTGAATCAAAATGAAGAGCTATATTTCCACCGCCTTGAGTTACAGGAAGTTGATCTAGCATACCGTTTCCAAAGGTCACTGGTAGACCGGATGGATTAGTCATTTGACCTGTAGTAAAATCAAAGTCGTCCGCATTAGGCGGCAATAATTGAACTGTTGCAGCTTCAATAGTAACATTATCAGATGTACCTGTCATAGGTAAACCTATTTCAATTTCAAGACCAGCATCAGTATTATTTTGAGATACCTGCTGGGATATTATCGTTCCACCTCCAACATTAAATGGAGCTCCACTACTAAACTCTCGACCTACTGTTGCACTTGCTGTTATTTGAAATCTTAAAATATCTCCCGCTGCTGCAGTTATCATACCAGTCAATGTTCCGCTATCATACGAAAAATTAGGATTACTAGCAGAACCTGAATAAGCTTGATCTAATACCAGGGAGTCAATGTCCCAATTGTTATTAGCCAAACTATTACCAGAAAAATAGATAGTATATTGTTGAGTTTGGGGCGCTGCTGTCGTAGAAGATGTAGATGTCGTAGAAGATGTAGATGTCGTAGAAGATGTAGACCCACTATTAACAGTACCATCGTTATTAAGATTTAAGTCGCCACCTGATATTGAAATGGAATCTCCACTTAAAGTACCATCAGCGTTAAGGTTTAAGTCTCCACCTGATATTGAAATAGTACCAGTAACTCCGCCTGAACCACAAGGATCCATACAAAACTCTACCCAAGCATTATTAATATAACCTTCAAATTTATTACCACCTGAATTATATCTAATCATACCACTAGATAAAGCTCCACTAGCAGCCTGATTATCTAATTGAAATGTCTCTGTGTGTATTGTTGGTGCATTAATCTGCAATCTAATATCTTGACTACCGGTAATAGGCTGTACTGGGGTTATGTTATATCTAACAAAGCCAGAGCCAGTATTTACATTCTCAGAATCAATTCTAATTTTATTATTAGCATCATGCCATAAAGTTACATACCCAGCCTCAATACTCGAGGGAGGTCCAAAATTAGAGTGTCTACTAATATTCAAAGTAGATCTTAAAGTAACATCTCCATCCCCGGCTGGATTACCATCATTAATAAATGCAGAATCTCCTAACCAAATAACAGGAGTTTCTTTATCATTTTGCGGCTTAGGCTTTAAAATAGTGACATCATTTACGCCGTCTTGTGCATTCAAATCTATCGCAATAGATTTCCAAGGGCTAGTTGTTTCACCAGATGGGCCAACTGGACCTAAGTCACCTTTTTCGCCTTTTTCACCGGTTTGACCTAGTACTCCTTGGATTCCCTTTTGGCCCTTAGGTCCAACAGGTCCGCCACCGTTTGCTAGTATCTGGTCGAAGTTATAGTTAATCTTCTCAAACTTGATACTATCAGAGTCACTAGGGTGTAGTATTTCTTGAATGTTAATGGCCATTTCTTATGACTTTATTTTTACCATAGGTCTAATCATATAAGAGTAACCTAATCTTTTATTATATATCAATCTAAAATTAAGGGGCTTTTGTTCATGCGACTTAAACGTAAAGTTTATATCGTTTTTATAGCCACCATCATCTAAATTGTCAATACTTGCAGAAGAAAGTATTTCTGAAGAAACACCCTTTATTCTATTAGAATATATTTTAATTATATCTAAATTAAAAGTATTAATCAAATTATCTTCAACATAAAGTAGTGCATCGTCCTTAGTTGTAGTTTTATCACCTGCAGAATCTACCGCAGCAACATATTTATTAATAGAATCTAATACACCATCTTGTGCTAATAACTTCTTAATAGTAGTAGTAATATAGAAATCTATGTATACATATTTTTTATCTTCAAATAACACCACATCAGTCGTATTGTTATTATTAGCTAATATAGAATCTTGCTCTTTTTGAGTTTTTACAGTTGTAGTAGTAAATTGAGTCATATTATATGAGTCTTTTACTTTCATAATAGTAGAACCTAAATAAGATCTCTCCTCCTTAGTTTCAAATGTACCCGGAACTGGCTGTGCCAAACCTCCTGATAAAGACCTGGTATAATAATTCTTATCCCAAGAAGACCTAAATACATTTACGTCTTTTTTATCTATTGCAACTTCTCCAATCAATGGATATAAAGGTAATTTATCAGTTGTTGCTGATAATTTAGTTACGTTAGTTGCACCAGATTCATTTACCTTTCTATAGAAGTGGTTTTTAATTATACCCCACTCCGAATCATGTATTCCATTATCTTGTATGAACCCTAAGTTAAATGCAGTTCCACATCTATTATATCTCTTGTAATAATCTCTAGCTAATTTAATTTCTTCTGCCCTAGTTAAAGAATGTTTATATATAGGCTCTTCAAAATTCAACTCTCTTGTATTTAATGAAGTCTGTAGAGTATTAGTTTTAAAATGAGAATAAGTATCTGTAAAAGTTACAACAGGTCTAGTATCTAGTGTATAGTTTCCGTTATGTCTAACTAAGAATGGATAGTACGTATCTGCAGAAAAAAGATTGTAACCTATAGTACCTTGTTTTAATTTAAAGGTTTTAGGTTTATCCTCATCAGAAATTGTAACTAAACTAGCCTCTTTAATAATTTCAACTCCGTTTTCAAATTCTAATTCAAATTGGTTATTTAAAACTTCTCCATCTTCTTCAATAGTAGTATAAGTTATATCACCGTCATTTAGTTTTAATAAATTATCTACATTAGCTACTGCTAATTGGTCTAAGATCGTCGTGAATGCGTTTTTACCACCCTGTTTATATACATACTCTGCGCTTCTTTGAATGTAACCAGCTATATTAGAAACATTAACAGAGTTGCCATTTAAGTCAACTGGAGGTCCAGCTAGAGTTATTTGACCTTGGTCATCTACAGAGTTTATTTTAACCTTAATAGTTGTTTCACCAGTAGAATCTGTAATGGTTATGAAAATTTCACCAAATGCATCATCGTCATCTGGGTTAATTTGATCTAAGAATTGAGGCAAAGTTCCATCGGAGTGTTCAATTCCATTAGCTATTAAATAATTAGCAGCACTTGGGGCTGTAAAATTAATATCATTTAGATTTAATGCACCAGAAAGTTTTACATCAGAGTAAGAGAAGTTTCTTTCTTCATGGTTCCATACAAAACTATGATTCATCTCATACATAAGTTTTCTATTTAAAGCTCCGTCTATCCATAAATCATCTAAAGATACTGTGATTAAAAATATAACAAATTTAAAAGCTTTATTTTGAATTATCTCATATTCAACTCCGTTTCTATTAGCTCCACCTCTTACTAAAAGTAAAGTACTAAACTTATACCCATTAAAATCAGATGTTTTAACAAACTCAGTAGCTTTATTATTTAAAAACTCTTTTCTATTTTTAAAATCAACTTTAATACCCTTAAAAATAGTACTAGCAAAAGATACATCATTACCGCCTGAAATTAAAGTATACTTTTTCTTTAGGTCTGTTTTAATAAATGTATTTATATCATACTGGTCTTTTATTTCAAAACCATCCGTTATCATAAATTTATCAAAGTAGTTATATGTTGTGCTTTTAAAATGTGAAGGTTTTAATTCAAAACCGTCCATAAAGTTTACATAACTAAACGTATTATTAAGGTCTGTATATTGTAAATACTTAGGTAAGTTATCCATGTAAAACCACTCATGCGTCATCCCAAGTCTATCTCTATTATTTGCTCCAAAATCAGGTGAAAAGTTAGTCCTTCCAAAAGCCTCATTAGCATTTAAGTAATATGGCTGTTCTCTTACAGTTAAACTATCTTTTAAAACCCATTTGTTAATATTAGGAGTTACTCTAGATCTAACAGCAAACTCTTTTAAGTTGTTTTCTTCTAACCTGTCGTATTCACTAGATAACTTAACTTCGTTATATTCATCTAATATTTCTTCAGGTAAAACATCACTAATACCACTAAAATAACTATAAGGATCTGTTATATCATAATCATTTCCAAAAACTGAAAGGGTATTAGATGTACTTCTTTCAGGTTCGTAGTTAATATTAGTAGCAGTTTCTAATTCTAATTCTTTTAGGTCAGAATTTTTTGTATCGTAAAAATCGAAATTCATATCATGAATATCGTATGCTGAGAATAACCCAAGCCTAGCAATATTTTCTGCGTAAACTTTTTGTTCTCCACTTTCTAAAGTATTTTTACTTTCTAAAATTAACTTTTTGTATATAGTATTTGAATTTGAAATATCATCTACAATATCTATTACTTTATTAAAAACACCTGTCGAACTTGTAGCTAACATATCTCCTATGTTAATATCCGAAACAGAATCTTTAGTTATTAAAACAGACTTACCAGCAGAGTTACCACCCTTCATAAAGTGTACAAAATTAGAAGTAGCAACATTATTAGCCAATCTTAACTCGCCATTAGGTAATCCGTCAGATTTTAAATCTCTATTTTCTAAAGTAATAAAATTATTAGCATTATTAAAAGGAATTAAAACACCTGATTGTAAAAGTTTATAGCCAGATACTCTATTCTTAACATAAAATTCAGTTGCTCCGTCCTCTATCACAGCGTCGAAATTAATTGAACTTGCATTTATAGCTCCAGATATTGCACGTGCAATATCAGCAAATGAGCCTTGTAGAGAGAAAGAAGTTTGATTAAAAGTTCCAGGCTCTAAGTTATGTGTAGCAAAGAAAGTAGAGTTGCCTAAATTTAAAGAAGATTGTATTTGAGTAATCTTAACTATACTGCTACTAGTAAGAGGGGAAATAGCGTTAAATGATATTTCTAAATCTCCTAGCGTTGCATTCTTTTCTGTAATATAAAACTCTTTAGGATTAATAGTTTCATCATACGTAACATTAATATTATTAGAGTTTATTGCAGCAGATATAACTCCTACAGTCCCCTGGATATTACTTTGTGTTACAATAGTCATATTTTGAACATTACCGCCATTGTTAAAAGAAAGATTCCATTGTTCGTTAGGTATATGTCTTAAGAATTTTAAAGAATACGAAGATTCTCTAGATTCGAAGACCGTAAATCTATCATTTACTGCTGGAGTTCCCGTTACTGTAAATTTAACAAAGTCAAAACCTACAGAATCTTCTTTTACAATATCTACAGATTTATCATTTTCTGCAGTTTTAATTTCAGCAGGTATTTTATTAGTATCATCTTCAACTATTAAATTTAAGTTCTCAGGGTCATATTTTGCTTTAGATGATATTTTATAGAACTCATTACTAATAGACATATAGCCTAATGTAGGTGTTCCTGAAATATGTTTAAACGAAGGTATTGCTGATGTAGGGTCTTCATTAATTTGTGAATTTAAAGAATTAAATATAATATTACCATTATCCGCAGAACTTAAAGAACCGTACCCAGAATCAATATCGTTTACATATAATCCAAAATATCTATTAATAGTATAATCGGACGCCCCGTCATCATTAAATAAGAATTCTAAATTAATTAGGTTAGCACAAGCAAGCTTATTTCTTTCAAAACCATCTGTAATTAAAGCGTTACTAGATATTAAAGGATTGTCTGTATAAACAAAATCTTTATGTAAATATTCGCCCTTAGAAGTAAACCCTCCTTTTCCTAAATCAATACCTCTAAAATTACTCTTTTCTCCTTTAGAAAAGTTAAACTGTATTGGAGTTTTAGGGAAAGATTCTGAGTTAACATGGTTTCTAATATATTTACCAATAGAAGAATCATCTGTTAAATCAAAGGTCTTAATAATTTGAGAATGTTTTAAAATATCTTGTATATTATTAAAGTTAGTTTTATCGTCAAAGTCTAACTCACCAACAGGATCGTTAACCCTAAATACTACGAATCTTTTAGGAATATCTTTATCTAACCAAATAGGAGCTAACATTCTAAAATCCTCATCGTGTAGTTTAGAATAGTTATATGTTGTCCCATAATGATATACCTCTTCTATTTGTTTATCAAAAGAGTCTTGTACTGTAAAATCAGAGTAATCAGATCTTGTCGCATACATTATATCAGCAGGAGTAGAACTACTCTTAAAGAATTTATATAAATCTTGAGACCAATCCCCATTAGGGTTAAGTTCCCATCTTTTATACTCTACGGAAGCTAACTCTTTAGTAGCATCAATAGACTCAATATAAATTCTATCATCATTATTTACTACTAATTTAACGTTAGTTGATAACTTAGGATTAGTTCTTAATAATGGCTTTGATACACCGTCTAATACATAGTTTTCTTCTAGGTCAAAATTAGGTAGAGTCCTATTTAGAATCTCAGCATTATCTATAGTTGGAAAATCATATAAAGTCCAGTTCCCTGTTTGAGTTAAACAAGTGTAACATATAGTATCTTTATTTGCATTATCAATCTGTAACCAAGAAGCTTGAGCCTCACTTGCAAACCCTAAATCTATAGCGTTAATAGAAACAACACGAGCAGGAACATCTCCCGCACCTGATAGTGCAATATTATCCGTAGATAAACCTTCTATCTCTGCTTCCATAAAAGCAACAGCCTCTTCTATATTGGTTGCTACAACATAATTCGTATATGTTAAACATTTACCACCTAGTTTAATTTGAGCTCTTGTATTTTTACTAGTACCTGTTATAGTTCTTACAAAATCATTAATATAAGAATAACCAGGGTCAAGCATTTGGATGTTTTCAACCATACCATCTACTAAATAAACCGGGTAATATGGAGAACCTCCAGGTACTCCTGGATCTAATTCAGAGTCACATGCATAAAACACATAATAAACATTAGTTCCAGTGCCACTATTAGTTCCAACGCCTATATTAGTAAGGCCATCCTGTATTTCAAAAAGATTAGGTCTTTCATAATCAGCACTAGGTCCGGTTATTCCATCGCCACATGCTCCGTAAATAGATCCTATATCAGCAACCTCTAGTATATTATCTTGTGTGGCAACATTCCCATCATCTGGAGAGAATGCATACCACTTATATGAACCATCATATCCTGTAAATTCGTTATTATCCCATAAAACAAAACCTCCACTACTAGAGTCTAATAAAATAGAAGTAGGTTGTAAAAGATTGTAGTTTAAACTATCTGCAGCGTTTTGATCAGTATAAACAAGCGTTTGATTTTTCGCAATATCTAGTAAAGACCAAGTATCATTATCATTTACATCTTGTCTATAGTAAATAGTTATTGCATCAAAGTTAAGTTTTGAATCATCCCATTCAACCTCAGTCATAGCATTACAAACCGCGCTTACGTTAGCAGGATCTTGGCTAAGAAAATAACAATCTAGCGATTTAGTTTGATATACAATATCTGGTGGACATACATATAGTCTATTCACTTGCGCGACCGCGTTTGGATCGTTGGTTGGATCGTTGGGCTCTGGATTTGGATTTGTTTGCCAACCGTTATTGTAAGAGTAATATCCTCTACTTGGAATCTCAGGATCATCCTCTTGATTGTAAATACCATCTGCTAAAATTCTATCAGTAGGTGCTGTAGCACCTGAGTATTGGTTAGCAGAAAATTCATCTGGGAATAATTGACCACCTACAGATACAACATCTGTTAGTGTTGCAGTAGGACCTATATTTTGCCAAGCTTCTCCCTCTTCATAGAGTCCACCACAATAAAGTGATGAGTTTTCAGAATATCTAACTACAATAGACCATGCATTACCCCCTGTAATAGTACAGTTTAAAAACTCTTCAATAGCCCCTGTTGTCGCGTTTAATTTAGCAGCCTTTACCGTTTGCTGTGATGTTTCCTCTAATGAAACCCAAGCAGAATTAGAGCTATTAGGTACAACCGGTAAAGTTAACGAGGAATCTTGGTATAAAACATCTCCTATTGCTAAATTAGCTAAAAAGGTTGCCCCGCCTTGACCAGTATTATAGTAGTATATTTCACTAATTGGTCTTTCTAGTCCACATGCTGCTGCATCTGAATTTGAAAAACTAGAATGTCTTACAGCTCTATAAGGTACTGCAGTCACGTTAAATGTATAAGTTACATCATTGCTCTGATCAGATAAACCAAATTGGTCAGTTGCTCTTAGGGTTACAGTAACCGTACCTGGCGATGAACCTACAACTGTTAATGTATTGCCACTAAGAGTAGCATTAGCACCTGTGTCAGTTCCTCCCTGGCCTATTTTAGTAATCGTTACTGTATGTCCCTCAGGGTCTGTTGTAGCAATATTACTCACAACATGTGCAGTCCCCTGGTCAATTGCAATAGGAGCAGGATTTGATACGTTAAAGTATGGTGCTGTATTACCAGGTGCTGTAATTTGAATTTGAACCTGACCTACATCAATTCCACCTGCAGCATCTGTTGCTAAAAAGTAAAATGTATCATCAACTGAAGATGCCCCAGGGTTTAAAGTCGCACTTGCATTGGTTGTATACTGCCAGACCTCTGCTGCAATATTACTTACAGAACCATAAGTTAGCGTAGCATTTATTTGTGCTAAAGTCTGTGGAGTTCCATCTGCTAAACACCATTGAAACGGTTGTAAAGCTCCACCGATTAAATCATCAGTCGCAGCTCTACTAAAGTTAACATTAATGCCAGCTCCAGTTCCTGAAATAGTCTCTGAAACATTTGTTGCAACCGGATCTTGGTTAGTAGGGGCAGTTACATTTATGATAATATCAGATGTATTACTCTGTCCTCCGTTTGGATCTGATACCAACCACCCTGTTACAGTCTCTGTTCCCTGAAATATTGTTCCAGGATAATATCGTAATTCATAGCCGGGTAAAGTATATGGAAGGTCGTTGACTGTAAGATCTACACCTGAAAGCACCGGATCTCTAAAAGTACCGTTAGCAGGTATATCACTAATTACCCACTCTAAACTATTATTAGGATTACCTTCAGGGTCATTAGTTCCTGCAGATAAATCAATAGTTACAAAATTCAGTGCACCCCCAGTCTGAGTAATAGTAGCATTTACATCGGATGTTACCGGCGGTTGATTCTGACTAGAATCTATAATAGTTATAGTCTCAGTTGTTCCATCTGTTAATGTTAATACAATAGTCTCTGAGCCCTCTGGAGAACCACCACTATTTGTATTATCACTGAAATCATTAGAAACAGTAAATTGTAAAGGAACTGTAGTAGCATTACTAAAATCTAGAGTCGCTGTCGTATTCCCTGTTCCAATCTCAGTTGGCCATGTTGTAAAATCTGCTTCTACCGCAGTACTACCAACCAGATCAAGAGATGTTGTACCACCTGTTACACTAGCCTGAATAGTTACATTTATTGTATCACCCTCATTGAATTCTAACGGACTAGGTGTTGCACCATTACTATCAGTTACTAAAATAGTAAATGTTTGAGCTGGAGGTGCAGTAGTAGTTGTACCTGTTGCAGTAGATTGGAGTGTAATTGTAGACCCACTATTTGAATATCCTGCGGGCACAGTAATATCAACATCATAAGTTGTAGAACCTAATTGGTAAGTAGCAGGTGTAACTGCTGTAACAGTACCTGCTGCCAATGTTATATTATTAATAACAATAGTATCGCCAACACCGCCTGCTGGAATAGTTATTGGACTTGCTTCACTAGAACCAAAGTCAATTGTAGATATTGATATTATCTCACCAGAATTGTCTATTTGTGCTGCATTAATACTTCCTGCTGCTTCCTGAATCGCATAGTATTGATTCCCTCCAGCAAATGGCCCGGATAAAACACCTTGAGACTCGGTTGTATAAACGTCGTCATTGCTATTAACTGTACCAGAATTATTAACATCATCTGTCCAAACAGTAATTGCAGAACCGCCCATCCCATTTGTGATAGCCAATGCAGCAGTATTTTGTCCAGTAGGATTAAGTTGAAAACTTATATTTGCCATTCAGTTTTAAATCTTTATTTTAGAGATGTTTCCGTCTCTATTATATATCAAGATTATTATCTAACTAAATGGAGGGTTATTGCTATATTAAATAGTATTAAATATATTCCTACCGTTACTCTGTGAATACCACTGTTGACCTGAAATAGAGCCCGATCTAGTTATCTTAGCGGCCTTAATTGAATTTAAGTTTTTACCTTTTGGACTATATTTAGCAAATATCTCTAAATCAAACGAGAACTGCTCATCATATTTATCGAAAATATCTAAACCAATCTTTTTAGTATAAGTCAGGTTGTTGTAGGCTAATCTAGCAAATCCTCCAATTCTTCCGGTGTCCATAGACTCATTGTTACCAAAATAATCTGTCATTCTATATTGGAACACAATGTCTACAGAAACCGCATTAGATTCATTATCTTTTTTAGGGTTTATTTCTTTTTTACTTCTTCTAGTGTCACCGCCAACTTTTAATGTTTCTATATTGATTGGGGACATAAATAAGAACGCACCACAAGATCTACCACCTAATAGGTATTGGTCATTTTCTTCAAACGACATTTTAAGAGGTCTTCCTAAGTCGCTTCCAGGGCTAGAAACACTTAAACTTCTACCATTATGGAATGCTGTTTGTTGCTTATTTCCAATACTTGCACTTTTAAGTGCACTATTGTAACCAAAGAAACTAAATAAAGTAGCACCAAACGCTTGTGTAGCTGTTTTAGGCATTGAAAATATCATACTATCTCTAACAGCATCTATATCAATTCCATTTGGATTTTCATCAGCATCTTCCCATACATTTTCTAGTAATGGATGGTCTTTATGTATATACAAACCTCTATTATATGGGTAAAGTCCTATACTACTAACACTAGTGGTAGTTACTTTACTAGGATCCCATTGACCATTATATCCACCTAATGAATTTCCATTAGAATCTTCGCCGTCTCCAAAATCACCGTTCCAAATAAAATCATTTGCACTAGTACTTGGGGCTAAAGCTGTTCCAGAGTCATAACTTAAAGCATGTTCATAATCAGTAGCATTAGGGTTTGAAGGAATAGTTTCTAGAGGTTCTACGATATAATGTGCGTTTTGATTTGCAACATCCATAAATCTACTATAAACAAATTGACCACGTCTTTGTGCTGACTGATATGGAGCATCTCCAGCTTCAGTAACGTTATTAGTATCTACATTCTGATATTGAATAGGAGCTAAATCATATTTACCCTCAGTTAAATAATAAGTATCATTTATTACTTTTCTATCTGGAGCATCAGCGTTATTGTCATTTTGTTCTAAACCAAAACCATTACTACTCTCTGTTGAACCTTGAGCAGAAGATCTATAAGCCGGTAGGCTTCTATCACCAACTAATCTAGAAACTAATTCTAGTTTAGTAGCTTTACTATTTTCTAACTGTAACTTAAATGTCTTATTTACAATATGTCCCTTTCTAATAGTCAAACCAGCAACCTCATCTACATAATATCCAGCAAATAATTGAATAGTTTGATCTTTAGCTACATTAGTTACAGTACCATCTTCAGATATTATCTTAACAACCAACTCGCCAACTTCAGCTTCAACCTCACCTTTAAGGCTAGAAATCATAGCTTCTAATTCAGCAATCTTGTCATAAACAGAGATTGGTTTTTGTTCTGGGGATAGGAATCCAGATGCAATATTGGTTGCAACGTGAGCATAATAACTTTCATTAGCAGTAAAAGAATCTCCAACGTGAGTATAAACTCCTTGAGCAGTTAACTCTTCATTCATTCTTACTCTAGCCAATTCAGCTAAATTAGCTTCAACTGTTGCAGCAATATCTGCTGTATCGATCTCAGCTTCTGGGAAAGCAACGGTTAATGACTCTGACCAATCAGACATGATTGGATTCTGAGGATAACCTGCTTCAGAAATTGATTTAACTCTAATTTCTACAGTTTCACCTTGACTAATTGCAATATCTAATTGGTTAAAGTTAATCTCTTGACCATCTTCTACTCTTGATGGCTGCCATGTAAACTTAGTAGAAACTGTACCATCTGGTGCAATCGACTTAGCCCTTGGTCTTACTTTAGTTTTCTTTTCATTCCAGTTTGAGAATACTGCTGTTTTCTCTCTACCTGCTTCTTTGAATTTAAGTTGGGCAGCTTCACCTGATTTACCAGAAGTTGATAGGTATCTATATGCAACAATAAACTGTACTACTTCTTGGTCTGCAGTATCTGCAACTTTCTTAGCAGTAGGTATTGCCCAGAAACCTCTAATTCTATATTTAGGAGATGCCTTCTTAACGTTAGTATCTGAAGAAACACTCTGGATTTGATTTACAATAGAGCTAAACATTTTAGCCTCAGAAACTCTTTCTTCTACTAAAGAGTTTAACTCGGATCTATCTTTATCTCTTTGTACGTTAGATTCGTATTTCTTAGTAGCAATTTCTTCTCTCTTTTTAGCAATTGTACTATCTAATTTCTTAACAGCCTCATCAACTGTAATTTTATCAGCATTTAATTTTGTAATCTTACCCTTAGCATCGTTTGCACTTAGGTGTGTATTAATTTGTACTACCTTAAAATTCTCACCATCTAATGTAGGAGCATCAGGAGTTACACCAACTGCAGCAGGAGGAACTGAATCTACTTTTAATGCATCAATCATTCTACTGAAATCAGCTACATTCTCTTTATAGTATTCTGCTAGTGTAATTTCTACACCATCCTCTTGAGTAAGAGTTAATTCATTTGTATAATAACCAACACCTGGAGACCAGTTCTCTGCTAATAGTTTAGAATCAGCATCAATTGCTTTCATAAACATTAAGACTCTCTCGTTGAATCCACATGGAATTTCAATTTGTAAGTTATTATCTTCGTTCTTGTAGATACCTAAAACATTAGCCCCAATCTTAATTGGTTCATAGCCCTCAATCAATCTAAGCTCAACCTGTCTAGTTGAAGAGTCTAGCTTGTCAATTCTATATCTTGTGTTTTTAGCACCACCAGCGACCATCAATTCATCACCTACGCGAAGTAATTCAGTCTGGTCTAGATCTTTTGATTTGTCAGAATAAGTTAACTTGTCTAAAGTGTATAATTTAATAGCTTGTTTCTTAGTTACGCCACCTTCAATAACTTCTCTCTGTGAATTTGAAATTGATAGGACATCAAACTTTCCAGTATATTGTCCAGTTCTATATGGCATATCTCTTAATTCTTCATCAACAATATATGCAATGTTATTATTTACTACATCTCTAATAGCAGTTAAATAATCTACATTCTCTTGGTTTCTGTAGTTATCGTTAAAGAATTCTACAGCAGCCTGATTTGAAGAATCAAATATAATTCTTTTTACTAAAACTCTTTCAGTGTCATTTGGAATTTGACCACTTACATCAAAAGAAGTTTTAAGCATTGGGTTTAAAAAGTCTTCAGCAAAATAATTAGGAGCAGTTGAGAAGTTAATAGGTCTTCCTACTGTAGTTAAATCATTTGCTGGACTCTTAAGAGCAGATGTAATAATATTTTGAAAAGTTCCATCTGGTAATTTAATCTTAGTTGTACCTTTACCTAAACCAGTTAAAGCCTTAAGATTAGTATCTAATCTCTGCAACTCTTTTTGCATAAAGCCAAATCCAGGTATAGATACTATTTTAGTACCCTCGTCAGTAAGTATCTCTAATGGAATACTTTTCTGCTCAGTAGTTACTGCCTCATTAATTCTTTCAAAAGTTTTTAATGAATTAGTATTAAGCTCTAGGAGCCTTTTCAGTGAGTTGGAAATAGAGTTGTTTGTGTTCATATTATCTTAAAATATCTGCTTCAAATACATAATTGGATGGGTCTATACATATTACTTCAATGTAAGGAGTTGTTGTAATCAACTGTGTTGGGTCGATATTAGCAACTGCTTGATTGAATCCTGTAGAAGTACTCGTCCAAATTTTTATATTGTTTCCGTTAATGTCTATATTATCTAATGCAACTCTAAAGATCTGACCTTTCGACCATCCGTTAGTAGAATCATCAATGTATATATTAAGATTTCCGTTGAACACCCCAGAGTCTGTAATGTTCTTTAAACTTAATCTATTAGAGAAAGGAACTAGTTTAGCCCATACTCCATATTGGTTAGCTACGTTAGGTTCAAATAAGTTGCTTGCAGATAATTGATTAACTACTACACTAGAAGCAATATCCCATCTAAACACGTCGGCAATCATATAACCATCAACAGTGTTGTTTACCTTAATTTTACCAGCAACTGATTTATCAACTGTAGTTCCCTTTCCTGCAAAAATTACATCTGTATTATATTGTAATTCTACTGGAATCGTACCATCAATTAACTGGTTGATTTTAGCATGTGCATTATTTACAAGATCTAACAAAGCTGATGAATCTTGTAATTGTAATGAAGATGCAGTAAAGTCATCTTCTAATTCTTTTATTCTAGCTTCTAGATCGGCTGCTTTTGCAGTACCTAGAATTATATTCTCTAAACTATCTAATCTATCTGTAACTTTAGAATACCTATTATTAGTTTGTAATAATAAATCGGTCGCATTTTCTAAAGCAGTAGTAGTGTCCATGAAAAGGTCCATCGAGAAAGTAGTAAAGTCATTTACACTTGTCTCAACACCTACATTATCTAGAGATGAATTAAATTTAAGATTTAATTTTAATGAATAAGCATTACCATTAAGACCGGTAACTTCATTAGGCTTAAACTTAATTTGTTCGTGAATTTTTGTACCAGGACCATAAGCATCTAAAATATCATCTAATATTAAGATACCATATAGATTGGTAGATCTGTTTGCTGGAACTGACTGGCTATATAAATCATAGTAAACTAAAACGGCATTAAATCTAAATTGTTGGCCAGTCTTTGCAAAGTCTAATAGAGACTTTACATCCGGGTTATTTTGAATTCCTGCATAAGATAATGTGTCCCAATCAATACCTACAGAATCTGTAGCATTTGTATGAATATCATAATATGCTCCTTGGCTTTGCGTCCAGTTATCTACAACTGGTGCAAGATTAATATTTGGGTCTGGATGTGTTTGACCCTCTCTTCCCTCAATATTCGCAGCTTCTGTATCAGTAGGGAATAATTTATTACCTGTTGTATTGTACTCAGTTGGCTTAAATAAAACCAGAGGAGTATTTCCAACAGACGTTGGTACATTAATATAAACTTCATGATACGTATTACCTTGGTAAGCCACATCATTCTCTGCGTCGATTGTACCTAAATACTTAACTACTCTATCGTAGTTCGAACCTCCTAGAATTGCATTATCATTCTCAGCATAAGCGCCTGTCGTAGACTCATTTGAATCTGTAGGTCTAAAGCCAATTGCACCAAGAGCAGACATCCACTTGAAGAAAATCTTTTCAGCGTCAGATGCTAAAATAATTGGGTCATAATCATCGTCCTTTAAAAGAATCTCTTCCATATTTAAAGCATAGTTCTGGAAAGTCTGTGCCCAATCTATATTAGGTTGTCCAGCTACATAAGCTTGTCCTGATGCTTGCTTTAAATTCAATTCAAAGTCAATAGTATTAGAGCCGTTCACAGAGTCTGTAAAATCTGGTAGGTCTAGTAAAGCGAATTTACTAAACTCAAATTTTAAATCAGAACTGTTAAACGCCCTAGTCATATCTCTTGCTGAAGAAGCAAAAGCATACATCGTGCCACCTTGTGGCTGTGGTATTCTAACTAAAGGAGTTGCCATCTATTAGGTTTCAGTTTAATTAATTTAAGATATAGTACAAGCGTATGAGCTAATAATATACCATTTGTTTTCAAAACATCTTAAAGTCAATGTTGAGTTAGTGTCGTTTAATGCTATTGAAGTAGCACCTAAAGAAGCACCTGCTCCAGCACTAACCGCTGAACTAGCACCTCCGACATTAATCAAAGTAACTTCTGTTCCATCAACTGCAGTTGGAATTGTAAATGCAGCATTAATAAAGTAAGAACCTTTTGTAATCTCAGATGGTTGTAAGTTAGCTGCAGGAGCCGAAGCGGTTCCAACAACACCAGACTTAGATATTCTACCAGCTAGTGAAACGTTACCAGCAAACGCCGCCGACGTACTAACTGCCACACCTGATGAATTTACTACTAAAAGATTCGTACCATCATTAACTGTCAATGAATTTGTAGTTGCACTAGATAAACCACTTAATACCGAAGTAGTAGGATTTAATAGAGCAATAACAGAAGCTAACTCGTCGTTTAACAACTCAAAGTTACTGTTAATAGTTGGTCTTGAAGACGATACCGAGTCGGTACCTAAAATTTCTGTAATGTTTGCCATTTTAGTTTATTTTACTTTTATCATATTACGTCTTATGACGTTTTTGTTGTTATATGTATCTTCCGCTTCAAGTTGAATAGAGTAATCTCCAGGCTCCTTAAAAATGTACGTTAGCCACATATTATTATAGTATATATCATTGATTTCTGGGTTACTTAGATTCGTAATAGTCCATTTTGGATTTTTAGCTCCAGGAAACTTAGAAATATCGGTTGATATAGTTACATGCGTCGATCTATCTACCGTTGCATGATGTTTAAACACTCTCGTATCATCCCATGTTGGGTTGTAGTGTTTTACATGAACTTCTCCACTAACTTGAGCATTAGAGGCATTAGTACCTTTAATTATTTCAACTGTTTCAAAGTCGTAAGTTTTAGAATATTCTTGTCCTACACATAGTATATAGTGAAATTTATCTAGCATTTGACCTCCATCGCCAAAGTCCTCAAATACAGGATTAAAATTAAATTTATTTATGATAGGGTCATTACTTGACTCTAGGTCAGCTACAATAGCTTGCCATCCTGCGAAATCTGCAGCATTAACCGGAGTTGTAGTAGTAATAGTATGTTCACCAAAAGAAACTGCGTTTGTTACTGGATCTTTGTATACAACCCTTAAAGTATCTCCATACTCAATCCAATCAATTTTAAATGATGCTGTTAAATCCGGACCAACCCTCATCGCATTCCACCAGAGGTGTTCTGTATCTTTCCATCTAAATGTAGACTCGTCATAAGTATATGGACCTGTAGTTTCAGAAAAACCGGTATCTGAATAAATGTCATCATATCTTCTAACTGTAGAGAATCTAATACCTTGATCTTCATTATGTATATAATTAGCCCTGTCTAGGGTTAAGTACATAGTTGCAATACTTTCATCTACTTTAGTTTCGTTATCTTGTGGGAACTCCCAGTAACCTCCAGTCTTGTTCCACTCTATCTTTTTAGAATCCCATGTATACGGAACTTTATCTCCATCTATATCTAACCACTTATAGATACCATACAATTCTAAATCTTTTAATTTAACATCAAATAAGTCCTCTGTTTTATAGAAAGACATGTGACCAAATAAGTCGTATGTTCTCATCTCTACAGTATATGAACCTACATAGGGTAAACTAACTGCTAATTGCTTGTAATCATCAATCGCACCTCTATATTCTTGGTGTAAACCATTAGGTCCATCGATTAACCATTCAATCTCATAAACCCATTTCTTCCACCAGTTATCCCAAGTTACTCTTAAGTTTGC